AAATATATTTCAATATATTTAAGCAATTAGCTGGAAATAAACTCAAATTTATGTATCAAAGTCACAAATTGTTCCTTCGTAATTCAGGTTGGGTAGATGAAACCGCTGAAGCAGTAGCTAAACTACAACTTCCAAGTGATTTAACAGATCCCAAAACTGATTATAAATCAGAACAATTAAGTTTACTTAATCATATTACCGCCTATCTAAGTAGACCCTGCTTACAACCTCCTACTGAAGTGGAAAAACAATATGTATTAAAGCATTTGTATGAACACTATAAGGAAGGTAAGTGGGGAATACCTAATGATTGGGACTCAGTAGCTTCCATTAAGTGTAAAGTTGAGGAATCCAACCAAAAAGCCAGTGTTGGATATAATTATCACGAGTACGGATGTACCCTAGAACAATTAAGAGCAAATAAAAATATTAATGTTAAAAGTGATAGCTGGTTAGTAACAAAGGTGCAAAAACTTATTAAAAATATTGAAAAGCATGTGGATTCGATCCTTGCTAACACCAATGTACTAGATAATGAAAAACAGGTAGATGTAAATAATGTAAATCAAACTAATCATATAATCCGATTATTTATCAAACAAGAACCACACAAGAAAAAGAAAGCTGAACTAAATCTTTGGCGATTAATTTCAAGTGTGGGAATTATTGATCAATTAATAGATTCATTGGTTTTTGATCCGTCATTACAATCAAATATAATAAATCATAGAAGCTTACCAGGTCAGACTGGTCGTTCCTTTTTCTATGGTGGTGCCAATAACATGTTGCAGAGCTTTAAAAAGCGATCAGGTGATTTTGGTACTGCTGACAAGAAAGGTTATGACTGGACTGCTGGTGTTTGGGGTTTCCAAATTGATCGCCAGAAACGGTGGGAATTATGTACAAATTTTGATGCCAAGAATCCAAGTCATATATTGTTTAAAAAGATATTTGATTTTAGATATTCAGCATTAGTTTGTAAAACATTCGCACTTAGTAATGGATTTGTATTTCAACAAAATTTTACCAAACTTGATGGCAAACCCTACATAGTTGGAGAAGATATTAATTTATTGAATCCAGCCGATGTAGCAATAATGCCTTCAGGTAGTAAATTGACTATTGATAAAAACAGTTCAGATCAACAAGCTGCTAAGATATTAATCTGTAAACGTGTAGTTGGCCAATATGTGGCTGAAGAGCATGAACTCAAATCGATGGGTGATGATACATATGAACGTTTCGGCGTCAAAGGTGAGTCATTATATTTAGATCCAGTTAAATACCAAGAG